AAGAGGCGAACTCATGCCAAAATTAATAATCTCTTTTTTTTTGTTTTTTGTCAAACTCAATTTAAATCTAAGAATAATAAATTGAATAAATTTTAATCAACTTTGTTGATTTTAGAATTGTTACACAATTAAAATTTATTCAATTTATTATTCTTAGATTTAAATTGAGTTTGACAAAAAACAAAAAAAAAGAGATTATTAATTTTGGCATGAGTTCGCCTCTTTTTCGACAGGATCTAATTTGATAGATCCGAGTGACCCAATGCAGGGTGTCGGTAATTACAACGTTTTTACCCATTCACTGTAATTTTGAAAATAAAAAATCAGAAAATATATTTATGAAAGATAAATCATGAAATCGAATGAAAATATGAAAAGCGTTGAAATCCGTGACATTCCATGAAGGTCTCAAACAGAACTATTTTCCCTTGTATACGCCATTCATTACATTTTCCGCAAAATTCAAATCAGTATTGATTTGTTTATCTATTCGATATATGATACCTGAATTATCGCCAACCTGAGCTAATTGACCCAGAGGGTCTAATATCTGACTCGTGATAGCGGTTATTGTTTTTTTTCTTGTAACTGTAAATTCTGGCCCCCCACCGCCATATTCAACAAAATCATTCTCAGCTGAATATTTGCCGACTGAACCGAGAACAGACATGGTATTCGCTTGATGATACCATCCTGTTTGATCCAATATATCTGAACTTAATGTGAAATATCCTGTTTTCAGTTTCCGAGGTAATTTGTTAGCAGCAATAGTCGTCGATGTAGCGAGTATAGTGCTCGGTGGTCTTATGACATGATTGGGCGTGTTTGCCGCCACAGCTGTAGCCTCCACCCAAGAAGAATTCAGATTAACAGAAGCATTGTAATAATTTATTCCGCTATTAATCTGAGCAGTGAATAACTGTATTCCCCATGCGTTTTGAGGATAATTTACAGCAGTCGTTGAGATAATATTTGCATTGGTAGTGAGTCCACTTACATTTGTAATATCTTCTGTGAATCTTGTATTTGAATTTAATATATTTGATCCAGATGTATTGAATTGAGAATAGTTAAACCCGAGCGTTCCCCAAAGAGACCTTTCGAAATTTGTTTCATCAACACCTGAATCTAATATAGTGACACCTGACCTACTATCAAAAATCGCACCCGCTTCAAGATTTTCATTCACTTCGATGAATGTTATAGCATCTGTCGGGGGTTTACCTGATGGTGCTGTTGCCGCAGTGTTATTAATCTTTGGATAAGGAAACATAGATGGAGACCATGTAGAATAATTCAATTGTTTATTTAATTTGTAACAATCTTGTGTTCCTTGTGCAGATGGAGGAGGAGCGAGATTATCATTGAAACCAGAAGGAGCACCAGCATTAAAGAAATTACCTACTTTTTCAGGTGTATGAAGATTTGATAGCTCGAAGCGATTCTCAATACTATTGAAATTAAATAAAGGATTATCAGCACCGATATATGTATTTCGAATTAATGATGCCGATTGAGCTCCTTGATGACCATAATATCCCAGAGGAAAATATCCTGATGAGGGCATGATAGCCGCGTTTCCGTAAGCACTAAAATGATAATCATATCCTATTCTTGTTCCAGCCGCCAATACTTTTGGGTTCTGAAAATCAAAATAATTTTGTGGAATACCGCCAATCAATTCTGTTGTGAATGCTATGAATTTATCGGCACCTGATTTCCATTGCCTCGCCCATCCGTAAGCGAGATTATCATACCTATCCCCTGTTGTTTGATCAGCGGTTAAATCAGAACAATTTTTATTGAAATAAAAGAAAAAAGGTGTTGTTTGATTATTGGAAGCACTTACTGCCAGACCTGCTGTTGAATTCATGGTTCCCGATGAATTATAATGGTCACTTCCTAATGTGGGTCTCTCGACCGCTGGATTGAGAGCACCTCTATAAGCAAGAGCACAATGAACAAATCGTGCCTCATCCCTGAATGAAGCAGATAAGGATGTTGATGTTGTATTGAATGTTTTGTAATTTGTTCTTATCGCTCCTGTGACATCACCGATATCTTGTTCAATACCACCATTTAATAACTCAGGATAAAGATCTTTTTGCCTATCAAATAATTTACTAAATTTTTTAAGATTATCATCTGTCCAAGGAATATTGGTTTCATAGACTGCTGTGGCGAATGAAGCTTGAGCGACTAATTTTTTTATTTCATATCCAGCATGTGAACCACTTGCTCGCCCTGCCTCGATAAAATCGGGTCGCTTAAAACCCACATAAGCATAGGATGCTAAATGATTTGATGATGATACATTCACTGATGATTGCTGACCGACACCCAATACCTGACTTGAAGCATTAACCGTTCCTTGGAAGAATTCTTTATTAGTAGATGAATTAAATATTGAATAATTAGCACAAGGGAGCGCTTTATGCAGTGCAGAGTTAACAATTTGCCCTGTCCCAAACGCGTTAAGACCTGTATCAGATGCATTTACAATACCAAAATTTATAGTGGTTGGATTATCTGTCGCTACTAATTCATCTGTAATATTCGAAGCGATGTTCGATGGAGAATTGTATCCCTCATCAACTGAAATAACTTTTTTTTCTTTAAATCTAATATATTCATGAATGGCTGGATCAGGTTTAACAAGATATAAGGGGCCATCATCTGCACCACGAATGAAATCTGTTCTGGTGGTTGTCCCTACTTTATCAAAGTTCCACACGATTGATGTTTTCTTAAATAATGTGAATCTAGAATTATCATTTTTTAGCTTGACAGTTGTGCTATTACTTGATGCGGAATTTCTAACGACTTGATATCTAAAATCATCAAAACATATATTAATAGAATGTCTTCCTAAATCTGCGATACATCCCACAGGGAAACCATCAGGGACTTCCCACCACGCTTCTGGATTAACTCCATTCGCAGTCTGCGAAGAAGGATAATCTGTTAGACCTTTATTCGACCCGCTTTGATTCGCCCCCCAATTGCCATGATTCCTCGGTAGAGTGATATAATTTTCACCATTAGCATTCTTGTAATAATCTATGACGATTGATACTTCATTATCTTTCATTGCTACTTGTTCAGTTACGATTGATGATTTTTCAAACGCGTATCCAGTAGGGGATTGTTGTGAAGCATTATCTGCCGATTCAGGCCCAAACCCGATATACGATGAACTGATTGTTTCACAATATGAAATATTCGTATGACCTAATACTTCACCACCGAATTCGATGACAGTTGATCCAGCACCTCTTTGAGCGATATGTGCTGATGCAACAGATACTTTATCTCCGATATCCAGCGTGATACCATCTGATATTTTGTTCGTATAAAGAGCATTATTTGTTTTTGATAATTTACTCGCATTATATTCGATTGATGATATCCTATTACAATCAACTAAGATTGTCTGAACATAACCCTGACCACTCATTTATGATATGAATGATTTTTTATTTGTAATTAAAGAATTAATTTAGCGCAGCCTACTCCGTTTAGAGTAAATCTGTCTGGATATAACCATCACGAAGAGTAGTAAGTTTCGCTAATTCCAGCCATGACCGCTGAGTGTAAGACCCCGAGTTGTTAAGACCCTCATACTTGTAAAAATATTCGATACCTCGCGAGTTAATACGCTCATTCCGATTCAGGCGGTAGGCGAGCCAGTTGAAGCGACCGAGGATACCATCTTCATCAGCAGCATCACCTTCATTCTGCTTGTAACCCTCAAATGTATCATCAGTCAATGCAACACCCTCAGCAGAGAATTCTTCACGAGTAACAAACGGAACCATGCCCTCTGCCTGAGCAGTGTTATGGAACTGACGACTTGGATTGACAACATCAATAGGATACAAAAACCTATCATTGTAACGAACATTCACAGTTAATGATCCATTAACACTGGTAGCCTGTGGCAATTGACCGAAAGAATAATGTCTTTCGGGCGCGACACTATGATACTGATTCGTAATACTATCATTATCCGTCAAATCCGATTGGATACCAGTGATTACCTTGGTAACAATACGGCCTGCTCCGCCTAAATTACGAATGAGCATTTTACCAGAAGCAGATGTAGCAGAAACAGATACCTTCGAATGACGATAATCAAAATGATTAATATTGATAACAGGGTTAGCACGTCTGTATGCTTCCATCATCTCCTGAGGATAATAGATGTAATCTGCTACGAACTGAACATTACTCGTATCGATGAGAGCGGCTGGAGCCCCAGCACCCTGTGCCGAGCATGCTCGGTCAGCAATCGAACTAGTGAAAGTTAATTCAATAGATACCTGCTCTTCCATCATATAGAGAGGTAACTGAGTCTGTTTCAACATAGGGAATAGATCCGATAGAGCAATCTGGAATAGAGGCCCATTTTTAAGATTCAGGTAGTTATGATGATTGAGTCGGGAAGGCAGAACACTGGAACTATTCTGTTTGTATTCCTTACCGTTAGAGAGACCATAGGTGAAAGCACGAGTATCACAATCCGGCCCAGTCTGACCAGCGATAGCGTTGGCAGTATCACAAGCCGATCTATCAAAATATCTGAATTCGTGAGATATACACTTAGCAGATTGAACCTGCTCGCGTTCCCTCTGATGTTCATTCGAAATGAACATATTTTTGTAGGCAGTCATGTAAGCGTATCCATCAATCTCTTGAAGAGTCTTGCCACCGACTTTGAGGGCGGCTCGCTGGATAAGAGACGCTACGCCAGTAGTGAGGGGGAAGTAGGATGATGCTGCTTCCGCTTTTAGACCGAGGGTAACCTTAGAATGAGAATGAAGAATACCTTTATTTAACAGAACAAATCTGCAAAAATTATCACTAATGACAACAGGATCAGTAATTGATGTCTCGACATCAGTAGAGGTGGTCGTATCCATAGGGGATACACGTAGAAGATCAGGGACAGAGGGGGCAACAGCCTCCCTTTCAACCATGGAACTTTGGACTTCGTCAGACATATTTATAATGAATGAAATTAAAAAAATTAAAATAAATAAATTAAATTTTACAGTTTTATGGTGAATCAAGAGATTACGCTTAGACCCTGCGGGCCGAACACCAATGTGTTCTTCGAGTGAGCGAACATGTAAATGGACTGTGGAGAATCGGTATCGAGCATGAGACTCATATTGATTCCAAAGTTAACCCGAGAATAATCGATTCCTTGGTCAGAAACCGTATCAAATGCAACTCCGAGACCCCATCCGCATCCTCCGAAGGCAGTATCCTTATCAAACCGAGCAGTATCAAGATACTGAGTAGTCTGCGGTCTTACCGATGTGCGAGTAATATTGGCGAATCGCTCAATAGCATTCATGTAATTAAACACAATCGCTGGATCAATAGACTGAGGATCAACATCTTCCTCAAAAGTATTATCATCCTGAAGGAGGGTGGTGATATTGAAATCAAGTGGAAACTTAGTTCCGTTGCGAGTGAAGAATAATTCGTTAATAGGGGCAGCCGTTCCGTTATCATTAGTCGGATACAGAGTAGCGAGACCATCAAACTTAACATTATTGATATGAGACGCTGGAACAATATTCGCGAAAACACCTAGAACACGACTTAACCCTAACTGGAAATTAATTATTCCATTTCCTGAATTAATAGTTTGGTAATACGAAGAGATAGAATTGTATTCATAGGTTGCCGAACTACGACTCTTTAACTGTTGAAGCGTCTGAGCATCTGGCTCCATGAGTTCAGCAGCGAGACTAATATCACTGAATTCATAGAAACTATCCGTGTAGGAAGCACTATCCACGTCACGCTGCGTATGGAAAACCTGACTATCAGGTGCTAAATGAAGCTCAACCAAAAGTCCCCCGACTGCCTCTTCCATGAGCGGAATCGGTTCGCCTCCGTTAAACAAACCACAAGGGAGACTCATACAGAAATGATTCTGAGTGCTCGACGAAGAAGGAATATTAACAACCGAAGATGTCTGAGCAGCATAGTTAGGAAGAATTAATGCTGATTCATACATATGTCCCATGTTATCTTCTTTGGACGTGGTGACTGGTAGGTAAGAGGCGAGGAAGCGATTGTAATTACGAATACTCTCGATTGTCTGCCCAGTCCGCTGGGACTTAATAGTTAGTGTGTCAATGCACGAATAAACTCCTAATTTCTCGGACATAGATAGAGCAGAGGTGCTTGAAACAGAAGAAGATCCAGAAGATAAAAGACATCTGAATTTACCAGTGAAGCGTAGGGAGTTACCCATCAGTAAGCGATCCTGCTCACCGATTATAAATTGGATTACTGGCTGTCCCCCACGGAAAGAGACCTTAGAGTTCGCCGTAACGTTGGAAGGAACGATATCGATATTCATCATGCTCGTCATATTGTTTTATGAAATGAGCAACAAAAAAATTAAAATTAATAACAATTAATAATTATTTGGTTCTATCTTTCTTAGACCATCACACTTACCCCGCCATTCTTGATTTCGAGGCGACGGATATGTGCGACAAAGTTCTGCCAGAGTTTATCCTTGGTCTGACCACCCTGAGAATAATCAACTTGGAGATTGAAGTCTTTACCGCGAGCATCATAAACTGCATTCTTACCGAGGGCGAGTGCTCGACCGATGAAGAAGTTCTCTTGGAATTGAAGGAAGGATAGAGGCTCGATATCCGCCATCGCGAGTGCTTTTTCCGCCTCAATCAGCCACTGTTGCGAGATACTATTCCGAGCAGAAATCCTTGACGTAGAAACACGACGACTCGGATTTAATTTTCCATCATATATCAACTGATACGATTGGATCAGATCCGCTATACCAGTGATAGCAGGGCGACACGACCGCTCAGCGAAACTTTCCTCAGATGTATTCTCGGGGACATTATACTGATAAGTGCCCGAGGCCGCTAGGATTTCACCGATTTTGTAATTAGAAGCATCCGTAGGGATACATAGGATACTTGTGGCACGACTCTCAATAAGCGGTAGGCGAATATTTGCGTAATTATCCCCACTTAACTGAGAATATCTGTAATTAGTGAAAGAACGATAATCATAATTAATAGTTCCACCTTCCTTCATCATTCCAATCATCGATTGCTCGTATCCATCAGGGACTTGGATCTGAGCAACAATCATCTCAACATCCGATACCGTGTAGTCGGCAGCGGTAGTAACAATATCAGTCCCCTCGCCAAAGGGAACAGAATAGAACCATGATTTATCAGAAGCATTGGAATTAATACCCACGCCAGCAGGAGCCGCGACAAGTGCTTCCGTAGTCGTAATCTTTGTTTTAGCCGTGCCGAACGCCGCAGCCGCGTTGATATGTTCTATCTGTGTGATTATCACAGGATCTGTGCCCAACATCTCTTTTGTTACCGCACCAGTAGCGAGCGTGTGAGTCGCCAAGTTGATGCGCTCCCCCACCACGAAGGGACAATTCTGAACACTTGTCTGATTGTTTTCACGCGTGAAAAAGAAGGTAGTCGGTTTATCACCCGCCTTCATAGAACCATTGGCAAGCCGAGAACCATTATCAGAACCATTTATCGAATGAAATACAGGGTTGAGGCGACATGAGCGATTAATATTAGTGCTATCGAGAGAGCGGAAAACTCGATTTTTATCTTGGAGTAAAATTTCAATGAATAAACCATCCGTGAGTAGTGCTGGGAACACAGCCTCGTTACGGAAGAGACCAGTATTCAGCGATAATTCACACTTAACTTCATCTAGGGGTTCAGAATCATAAAGATTTTCCGTAGGGTTGGGGGCAGTCTGAGAACCAAATTTCTCAAAATAAGGATTGCTTACACAATTACCTTGTAGGGTCTTGTTATTTCCATCAGTTCCACGACATGCTGGATCATAACTCGTCGAACCACATGTAAGAGCGCGTTTGTTCCTCATATTTTCATTAGTCTCGTAATCAAAGCGTAGGGCAGTTAGGACATCATATCCTTCAATCTCTTCGAGAAGTGCAGTCTTGCGACCAGTAAAGACGCGAACGGATCTGATTAGTGAATGTGCTCCTGTAGCCGCGTCTAACTGAACACGCATAAGGTTTTGCGAAGCAGAAGTTCCTACACCAGTGAGACTTACACTAAATTGAAGTTTGGTCTGCGATAAATCAATAAATTTACTGGTCGGGGGGATGAATAGGTCGATGCGACCACCCGCCTTGTAATCGAGACCATTCTCCGCAGGAACTGCAACAGATGTCTGCCCAACTTTAATTTTATCAGATGAAGTAAAGAATCCGCTCATATTTTTGTTATGATATGAGTAATAAAAAAATTACAATTAATTAAAAATCAAAAACTACTTGATCCAGTAATCGATTGTTTCGCTGATACAGGTGCGGAAGCGACTAAACCCATGCTCTGAAATGTTGGCGAAACCTTAACAGATTGTAATTTAGGTGGGGGAATATTAGCCGCATCCGCTTTTCTTTTATCCTTATCTGTTTTAAGAGCATCAATAGCATCAGATATTCCGCCAATAAGTCCTAATGCTCCACCGACTAATTCTAAGGGGGGGAATGCAGTTCCCACGAGGTCGGCGACTGCTCCCGCTTCTTGAAATTTATCGCCAGTTGATTCTCCTTTGAAGAAATTTTTACCCTGACCTACCTCATCAATACCTTTTCCAATATCATATAATCCGCCGAACTCGCCACCGAGCTTACCAACACCTTCCGAGATTACCGATAAACTTGCTTCACCTATATCTTTACCAGCGACAGAAGCAGCCTTAGTTAATCCTGCCTTGATAATAGCAGTTCCTAAACCAGAACTCTCAATTTTACCCCCTGCGTTAGCCGCCTCTTCACCAGCGGATAGAGTGCTATCAGCGATACCGAGTGTCGCATTCCGAGGAACCATGGATAAAGGATTTACTTTCGGTGTATCACCGCTGATAATACGAGAAGCAGTATTAGATATCGTCGATAAACGGTCACCTACTGCCTTCGATCCAATAGCAGTTAAACCATCTTTGTAAATCGCGGCTCCAGTTTCACCGATACCCACAGCAGTTCCGAGAGCCCCTTTACCATCGCTAAAACCATAAAATGCTTCGTCTTCACGTTTCTTAGTGACATCACCTGCTACTGCCCCTTTCTGTCCTTTTACATTACTATTAAATTTATCGGTTACCGCCTGATTACTTGCTAAAACACCGCGATTAAAATCCATTGTTCTCGCATTAAACGCAGTTCCTTCGGCAGATGCTTGATCGAATCCGTATAAAGAGTTCATTTTGTTTATGATATGTTTAATATTTTATTTTATTTTGTCTGTTAAAAATAACAATGATTATTCATCAAATATTCTGGAAATTCACAGATAAAGAATTACATGAAATACCAGTATTCAAAAAGAATGTCGAAAGAACAAAAAAATTCTGTAAGGAACATAATTATCATTACAAAATGTGGAACTTAAAGGATTGTGAAGAATTGATTATTGAAAAATATCCTCAATATATTTGTCTTTGGTCAGAGTTCAGATTCGATATTCAAAGATGTGATTTTATTCGTTATTTAATTCTTCATACTCATGGTGGATGGTATGTGGACTGTGATGTTTATCCTACACAAAATTTAGATTACTTCAAAGGTTTTAACGAATGCTTCACCACATGGTCGAATGATGTTCGGAAGAAACCGTATAATGCTGTGATGTATTCATCAAAAAATAATCCATTATTTATTGAGATAATGAATGAAGTTGAAAAAAGAGTTATTGAAAAACAATCGATAAAACAATATGATACGTGGAAGGGTCGCTTAGTATTCCAGACGACTGGTCACCATATGCTCGCTAATATTGTTCCTGAATCATCGATTCATGATTTAATGTTGATCCACAATGCAAAAAAAGGTATCTATGTTTCCGCTGATAATCCGTATTTTTATGATGAAAATGCGAGTATCTGGTTTGATTAATCAGAGACAACTCTTGCTCCATCCTTCGTTTGCTCCAAGATAGTGCCGTCAGGGAGGGTAACTCTCACCGCTTTTTCGGGCGCTCGGCGACGTGCTTGAAATTTTATAAAATCTGGATCCATAGACCCCATAGGCATCTGTCCAGAGAAGGTCATATATTCCATCATATCCTCCATTTCATTTTGCCTTGATTGACTGATGGTAGTGGGGGCGAATCTATCTACTCCTCCATTTGGCCCAGTTACACGACCCTTTTTATTTTCAATTATGATTTTAGCCGCGTCCCTCTCAATTTCATTTCTTTTACCAGCAGGCATCCAGTGAGTTCCGTATTCTCTTACGATTTTCTCCAAATAAGATAAATCTTCACCATCTAACTTTTTTACTTTATCAGCGACGAGTTGTTCTCTTGTCTTTGGGGTTTTCTTAGGTTTCGGTTTTGCCTTCGCCTTCCGCTTCGCAGCCGCAGCCTTAGATTTTTCCTGCTGAGCAAGAGTCACTTTCTTATTCGAAGACATCTTCACATCACCTTTCTGAGTTCCCTTACAGGTCGTATATTTTCCACCAGATTTGTTCGTGCGAGTAAAACACTCGGAACCATCTTTTGCTTTCGCCATATTTATGATATGATTATTATTTTAATTATTTCAATTCAAATTTATTTGATTTATTTCATGTCAGGGATGGCCTCTACATCTGTCGAAGAATCAGGCATATCTAACGATGCTCCTTCACTGAACATTAATTTGTCGCCCTCAGCGAGTTGTGTTTCGAAATTTCTGAATGCTCTGGCTGGATTACTCTGTAAATCTAAATACAAAAAATCATATCGTTCTTTTGTCGCCATGGCGTATATTTGTCTAAACTTTAAATCTCCGCCGAACATTCCCGAGTATTCGGAGCTAATCTTATCTAATTCCGACATGTTCTGTAAATTTCCACAGATGAATGAATTACAATTATTTCTGATGGTCGGGCCGACTGCCTTGAATGACTGCACGGATATCGCTAATAATCCTACGCCATAATGACGGCTACGCGTAACAAGATGGTTTAAATAAGACGACCTTTTCACGCTTCCCAAAATATCATCGAATATCATTCCAACGAAGGGTCTTTCTTCATCATCAAATGATTTCTGTTGTTCGATGATGCCCGCCAGAACATTATCATCATATCCAGTGTAACAATCACAGGCTTTACGCAGGAAGCGACTTGTGACATCTTGATCAATCGTATTCGACATGATGGTCACGTTATCAAACACTCCTTTGTAAAAGTCTTCTCTTAACAAGAGGTTACTCAAAATTGTGGAATTAGAAACCGAAATAAAATTAGCGTAAAATCTATGATTATCATTTTTAACTGAAATATCATAACATTCTACCTCTCCATAATATTCTTTACTTTTCATTTTACTGATTCCTGTTTTAGTAATTATCATTTCGTTATCACATTCTATCATAGGTTTCATTCCGTTTAGCGTGTGTAGTTTATGATCTTCTGTTAATATTAATTCGCACCCATTATCCGATATAATTTTAAAACATTTCTTTTTACCCTGTTTAAAAACTTTATCAACTTCTACATATCCGCTATCACTTAATACTTTATCTCCTACTTTTACGTTCTTAATATAAATATTACCTTGTTCAGTTTCTACTAACGAATATTCATATAGACACTTTCCGCTTTTCGTGGGCATGACAAGTGTCATAATCGTAGGTAGTTCAGGTAAATTAGGATGAAGTATCTTACGAGGTTTTTCTTTCGGGGGGTCTTTCACAGGTAAAATACTTGGTGGGGCGGAGTTCTCCATATTTATTATGATTAACATTTTAATATTTCAATTAAGTAAATAGATTTCGCCATGGATCAGATGCGACTGGTGGAGGAGCAATAGCATTCTGAATTACTCTTTTCATTTTTGCTTCTTCTTCATCCTTTTTCTGTTGAATTTTCTTTTCTGCTTTCTGTTTCTTTCGAAGTTGATCATATGACGTAATCGCAGATAAAACAGCACTATCTAAATCATCTTTTGTGAATGAGTTTTGAGATAAGGGGGTTGCCTTAGATTGAACTTTTTCCTGCGTCGGAGCATGATTTTCTTCATCACTCTTACGCTGTAATTGTGCCTCTTGTGCTTCCACCTGTTTCTTGTGATTCTTTTCTTCAATCTTTTTTTGAGCTTTTTCGACAAGAGCATCTTCTTTTGCTTGTGCCTTACGTTCTCTTTCCTTTGCCCGCTTCTCTGATGCAATGACCCTAATCTTTGCAAGATGTTCCTTTTGTTTTTCACTCATGGGTGCTTTCCTTTCATATTTACGTTTACCCTTCTTCACAGGCCCTGCGGGTGAAAACTCATTAGTGATTTCTGGTTCAACAGGTAACACTTTGAGCGGAGTATCATCAAATATTTCTTGATCATCATCATCAGAATCTTCTTTGACAGATACCTCTTCCTTAACCTCTATGTCTAACTCAGGCAAATCATCTTCGACCTCTGAGTGGATTTTGACGACTGGTTCCTTAATAGGTTCGGGCGGAGGCGTAGGCATCTCAATTTTCGGCATAATATTCATTTTATTATGAGTAACAAAAAAATTTGAAAGATAGATTTAACTAAACAAAAGATAGACGACTTAATTTGTATATTTAATTATCTTTTCTTTCGAACATGAAACACTACTTCGGTCGATCCAGTAAGGTCTTGGACAAATGTTTCATCCTTTCTCACCATATGAACATCTAATTCAGTGATATTTAACTGCTGAGCGTTATTTAAATCCACATATGTTTTATCATTATTCTGATAATATAATGCTCCTGTTTCCGTGCCAGCATTATCGAAGCGAGGAACTTGAAACAGAATCTTCGATGGATTACCAGTTCCGAAATTAAATGTTTGATGAGTGAATGTTGGAACTCTGATAAACGATGTGTGCTGTGACATTAGGCTCGGTCGCTGTGCAGATACAAATGATGCTCCGACATTTACCGTCATCGAACCAGCCAGAGGCGTAAATCCCATGGGATAAAATCCTAAATTAAATCCCGAGTTCGGTTGCCACTGCTGGATAGCCCTACCCATATATCTTTCAGACTTACCTACTATGAAGATATTTTCATAATCATTGATTACCTTTGCTGTGATTGGTTGATACGTATGAACGAGTCCGCCTTCTTCAGGAACAGCAGGGGTAGCGTCGTAAGCAGAATAAGGAACAAACATATCCCTATTATCTACTGATAATCCCCATGTGAGAGCATTGTTCCAAGGAGGTCTTTCCTTACGATTTGGGTTTTCAAAGAATGTAGGTTTTGAGGCACCGATTGTTCCATCACCTTCATTGAGAAATGTTTTCATTAAGGTTTTAGTGATCCAAGAATTTTCAGGTTGATTATTCCACATAGTTGTTTCTGTTCGACCACTATATTTCTGAATAGGTAAATCTTCATCATCGTCCCAGAATGAAACAGTTGGATACATCTTCCAACAGGTTTGAGCGATAGGTTTAGGAATTTGACCCTTCATAGAAGCATTCACTAATTTTGGGGACGACAAGACACTAGCATTGCCAGAAATAGAAATAGTTACTTTTTCGCCATCAATTGCAAATAATATAGTTCCTTTTGAACCCGACCATGTAATAGGAGTTCCAGTAGCAAAAGATGAGTTTTCTTTATTGTCGCGAGTGAATGATGTATTGTTTTTTTCATAATATCTAATCTCTGTCATACGCATACCAGAACCACCGTAGCCGTCGGGAGCGTCGCTATCTGCGCTAGGAGCAGGTAAAGCGTGATATAACCTGACAAAGCCATCTGATGCTACTTCGACACAATAATCATAAAAATCTTCGTTATATGCCCCTACGCCCCAACCGCCAGCATCAGGTTTAAATACTTCCTCAGGAATTTGACATGCTTCATCACCACCACTTTCAGCGGTGATAGGAGATGTTTGAGCAACTTTTGGACAATAAGGTCTTGATAAACCGACAGTGAATTCATCTAATCCTGCTGGATTAAATTGGACTAATCCATCGAACATAGCAATCGGGCCGCCATCTGAACCCCGAGGCTGTAATTGAGCGAATTGTCCCTGAGCCCCGTTCAATTCACTACCATCCCACGTAACAAATGCCCCACTATCAAAAGCACTAATCGCAGTAGGAATAGTAGCAACATATGAAGTAGCCACAGGTAGAGCATTCGTAGCAGCAGCCCCTATCTGAGGTATTTTGTATTGATATCCAGTGAAAGTGCCAGAAGTGCCGAATTGAGCATTCATCTCAATCTTAGTTGAGTCTATTTCAGGATGTAGGGAATACGCCTCCTTCAATGTCTTCACATATAAATCCGCAAAATCTACTGGTGTAACCGATCTACCAATCAGATTTTGAGTAGGAATTATGTAGGAAAGGGATTCTTCTAACGGGCCTTCTGCCCAAGGATTTAGCGGAGATGCTGCTAATCTTTCACCGAACCAAAAGTTACCAACAATAGCAGCACCAGCATCAAGCATAGGTAAACGATTAATCTTAACACTCTCAACTGCAATTTCAGAATCAGGTTCGATGATTAAAGAATTCTTCATGTGATTTTTGTATTGCTCTGGTTTAGCGATACCGATTTGATTGGTTTCATCTAAACCCTCGCTCGACGAAGTAATTATCAAACTCATTATTTATAATATCAGTTTTAAAAAAATTTAAAACATATATTTATAAAATGCCTCATCGAAACAAACCCAAGAAAAAGCGTCTCTCAAACAAACCTGAGAAGAAACAATCTAAGGTCAGACCAATCGCAAAATTGACCGATAATATCGATACGAGTAAAGCATCGCATGTCACAGTTATGCCTTTATCAAAAACGATTGATGTCGAGAAGGTAATCGAAAAAGATAAGGAAGTGAAAGAATCTGATGTTTTTGATCTACCGCAGACTAATCGCAAAAAACAAAAGGCGGTTAAAAAATAAATTCTAAATATCTCTATTGTTTAATGAAATACCATCCAAGTCTCGCATATCAAGGATGTCCGACCACTGCTGGAAAATATACTCACTTACCTGATTATTATCAACAATTTGCCGATGAACTTAATAGAATGAAATCAATTCGTGAAGAAAAACGACGTAAGGATAATGATGAACGGTGGAATAACTTCTTTAATAATTTCGACCCTTTCGGAGATTTTGGTGAACGGGAAATGCCATGCTCATATGAAGAGATTGATCCAGAAGATGCAGAAGATTATCCCTTTTCGATATTTAGGCTTAAGAAATCTGCATCAGAAGAAGATATGAAAAAGGCATATCGCAAAGGAATTTTAGAGAGTCATCCAGATAAAAATGATGAAGATACAAGTGATGAATTTAGAGTCATTCAAGAAGCATATGAATATTATACAACTCATTTGTGTTAAAAGAAATCTATCATTATTTGATCATAAGCGTCGATATTTAGAACGTTTTGGTCGATTTTTCATTATTTTTAAGATTCATAATAGAGAACTCTTATCTTTTATTTTATTTTTACAAAGTATGTTTTTCATGAAAAGCGTTGGAATATCCGACACTCAGTATTTACGACTTGTTAGCGTAATAGACCATTCATCAAAAACACCCCACACGACCATTACCAGCACGTCGAGAATATCGACGCTTTACTTAAAAATAATTGTATAATGAATATAAATGAATAATGAAATCAATCAAGAATATGTCAATAAGAATATCGATGAAATTATTGAGTTCATGAAAATGTGTGAGCCTGAAAAAGCGAGAAAAAATTCAAGGAGTTGGAGACATACTCTTCTCAAAGATTATAAACCAAAAATTCATATTATTGTTTGCTATCAAAATTATACTGAATGCGAAAATATGAAGAATCAATGGGAAAAGAGATGCGATGAATTTTATGAAAGGGAACAAGAATTAAATTATAGAGAAAAAGAATTAGATGAAAAGGCAATGCATAATGAACATTGGATAAAGAAAATGGAAGAACATGAGAAAACATGGCGAATCATCACTCAACAACTTTCTTCGAAATTAAGGAACTATATGAGTGACTTCGAATATATGGGATTTGTTGATCAGTTCCCGCCTTATTACATGTAAATTTGATTTAAAGTTTATTTAAGTAATTATAGTGTGTATAACTCGTAATGGAAATCATTAATCAAGAACTAAAAAAGATGACTACCGAGATTGAATCTCTCAAAGAAGAGAAGGATGAACTATATGAAGAGAACAAGAAACTCATTACAAAACTCGCCCAAGAACGTAGTCGGGTCGATATTCAATCATCTAATCTTTCACATGAGGCAAATGGAATGCGAAGTAAGATTCATTGTCTTGAAAAACAAAATAAAGAATTAAGTAAACAAGTATCTCAACAGAAGAAGAATAACATCGTTTCATTAGAAAACAAAGTCGCATTACTTGAAGATGAATTATCAAAACGCCCGCCCGCGCAACCAAAGGTATCGACGCAAGAGCAGGGCACACAAATCGATGAATCACTTGAAAGACTCCTTTCGCTCGGTCAACCCCAGCCTCGAACTTCGGCAAAGCGTAAATATACTTCCGAACAAAAGATGAAGCATTTCATGAAACTTATCAATCAGCATTATGAATGGATTGATCCAAGTTCAATCGCTATAAACTCGGAACGTGCTCAGATTCCTTTTGAATTCATTATTGGCAGAATTCATCGAATTTCAGGGACAAAAGAGTCTGGTATCTCAAAATACTACATGAAAGGAAGTGAAGCATATTGGCCTGATCAAACGGTTATGATTCATTATCTCAAAAACGAACAAAAGAAACGATACGGAGACTGGAAATGTTCATCGAAGAAAGATGTGTATTCATACAACGGGAACAGCGAAACATTCAAACATATGCGTTTTGACTTAAAAGAAAAATAGTAATTAGTATTGTGTTAATCATATCATGATAAATAGCGGAAGGGACGGGTCATTAAGTTTTTTTTTCGAAAACAAACTGATTGCATCTGTTCCGCTCAATGAAAATTATACATATGAAGATTGGTTAGATATCGGAAATAATATCATTCTTGATGGAATGAGAGATGGAAATATGAAATTTAGTGGAATAAAAACAGCATTCTGGAAATGTATTCACAAGATGAAATTAATGGAAAATAAGATGTCATATCGAGACCATTATTTTACTGCTCAGGCGTTCCTCGCACTGATTAAGTTGAAACAGATTGATCAAGATGGGGATACTGAAGGATTATTCGTTCAGCCTTCAAAGCGACCTGTTGTTCGCAAATGAAATTAATTTCGTTGTTAATATATTTGATTAATGTCTTATCGAACTGCGAAACATTCTTTAACTTCTGATTGAGATGAGATTTTCTCATAGATAACTTTCCTAATGGTGAATTATGATATTTATAAATTGCAGTTCCTTGTGCTATTACTTTTTCTTCTGGTGTGAGATAACATCTCCTCACATTAATTGTATTTTCTGTCATTTGTTCATGATATTCTTCTAATTGTCTTAACTTCCAAGCATCTTCTCTTCCATTTGGCATCTCAATCGTATCGATGATTTCCATGACAGGGTCGCCACCCTGAAATAATCCCTTGTAATCCTTGGTCTGTCTCCTGTGTGCCTGTCGATGATGTGCCATGCGAACCGAAGGATAATAACAGTAAGTTGATCCAACATAGCAATGTTCAATATTCGGAGCAGTTAATTTATAAACTTTACCAATCATTATTTATAATGACTATACATTATTTTTTTGATGAAAAAACGCATCAGGCAAAAAACCATCCAGCAGGTTTCGCCTCAGATTCTTTCTTTAAGATTTCTTTATGTTTATCTTCAAGACGTTTAATTTTCTCGCTTTGTGTTCTAATGATTTCTGTTAAATCATTAATCTGTAATTGTTGCTCCTCGAAGAGACCTCTTATTGCATCGATAGGGCGACTAGGTGGTTTGATCGGCATTATATTTAGTTCATCTATTTTTTTCTGAAATAAATTTATTAAATCTCGGTTTGTATCTTTTAACGACTGCTTTGACAAATTTTTCACTGAATTGTATTTCATAGCGAGGTGCTCCGCCGACATTAAGTAAAGGATATGATTTATTCCATTTCCGATACTTCGCAGGGTAGATATCATGTAGCCAATTATCACATCCCCAGTTGGGTATTTCATTAGGATATACAAATCCGAATATATTAATGTGATTCTTATGAATTAAAAACTGAGTAGGGATTTGATCATTATTCGACCATCCTGCTGCCCAACCGATATTATCATTCTTTCTTAATTGATTATGAAAATGACCTAACCATCCTATATCAGAAGGCATGCGAATATCATCACCCAGAACCTTGATGTAATCATATCCCTGTCTGACTGCTTCATCGCCTAATCTATTCCAAATTGTAGTGACCGCCCCTTTTACTGAACTCGACTGAGGAAAAAATTCAATATCAAAATTCATGAAGACTGCACTGAACTTCATTCGCTCTTCTTCAATGGAATAAATTCTATCATCCTCATCATAACCGATAAATAACTTAATTCTTCTGTTACCGATATCAGGTGTATACTTTTCCAAAGATGAACATAAGATTGACCACAAATAACTATCTTCAGCCTGCTTCCATTCATCTCTTTTGTTAGTAGTCGATGGGATGATAAAAGCGAATTCAGGCATATTTACATATCATAGAAATTTATTGTGATAAAAGAAACGGATTGAATAATTCATGTGTTGGGTCTTGGATATTTGATGACCAGATTTCCATTTCTTTGAAATCGTCTTCGGTGTCGAAGTCAAGGGATGATTTTTGACCGAGCCATATGTTAAGTATTCTTGCTATCATTATAGTTACCATATTTTTTTTATTTGGTCATATAAATGATTCACAAAACCTTTACGAAAAAAGATTTAATTGATTTCATTCACTCATATGATATTCCCATTGATGATCCAAAGCAATTCAACAAAGCAGAACTATGTTTAACACTCACTGAACTTTTAGTGACTGAGGATTTTCAGATATCTTTTTCACCTGATTATCCAGATTTTTTTCATAATGAAGATTTGATTGAATATTTAGCATTACCTAAATCGAATGAAGAACTAAATTACAAAGAAAAAACAGAAATGATTCAGAAAGCTAAAAGAATCATTAATTATGCACGGAATGGTTACATGATATCATTCACTGATTATTTATCGATAGATGAAATTTATCAAGATGGAATACTTGTAGCGAATCATTGTGATATCCCTACATGTCGTAGAGCGATTAATGAAATAAATAATGATCCAAAAATCAGAAATAAGATTGAACCGAAACTGAGTCCTAAAATGAAGAAAACATTAGAGCAAAAAAAAATTAACAAAGCAGACCTATTACCTAAAATTAAATTCGAAAGGAAATATATTGAGCTCAGTTTTGATTAATCTTCTTGTTCGCCATGGGCAATATCTATATATTTGTCTGCTTCGTGGGGGTCATTCGGTAGAAGGTCGCGAATTGTCTCGGCGAGTTTCTTAATAATGTCTTCCTGTTTCTCATTCTCCGCCTTGAGTTTCTCTTTCTCAATGAATAGGTCTGACAGAGCCTGAGATCCCTTATCAAGGATCCGCTCATTCTCCGCCTTCAATTCCTCAATCTCTTTTTCTTGTCTCTTCGATTTTTTCAATATACGACTTCTATCCGCGTTGATTTTCATGTAAGTTTTGTTGGAAGCCCGTGCCTCCCTTTCCGCGTCTTCTTTATATCTGGCGTGGGTCTGGGTCTGAATATGATTCATTTTTAGCATGCCCTCTATCTCATCTTCAAGTTTCTCGATAACCTTAGCGTCGTTCCGTCGACGCAGCCGCTCGTTTTCCTCCCTGAGTTTGGCACACTCTTCAAGGATAGATTCAGGAGTCGGTGTGATCATCGCGTGACACACCATACTTATTGGTGATTGTTTGTAGTTGATTAAACCTTTTGAGGGTCAAGTCAAATTTTTAATGAAAATATTGCTCTTAGAGAACAAAAAAATTAGGCGATATCCTTTTTAGCCTCTTCCAGAGTCATACCCTTCCGCATGCGAGACATTAACTTCATCCGCATCGATTTACCATCCTTAACAGACATCTTACCATCAGCATGCTGAGCAAGCATATGCTCTCTAAGGGAAGTTTTCTGAGCATCGGTCATCTTCGTGCTCTTATCAATCTTAACTGGTTCAGGGGCAGGGGCAGGGGCAGGGGCGGCAGCAGCCTTCGCAGCAGCAGCCTTCTTACGACCCTTCTTAGTCGGTGCGGGGGCGGGTTCGGCAGGTTCTTGGGTCTTAACCGCCTTCTTACGACCTTTCTTCTTGGAAACAACAACAGGTTCTTCGACAACAACAGGATCACTTTCGACTTCGGACATTATTATGATTGTTCATTAGAAAAAAATTTCAATTAATTAATTAAATAATGAGCGAAGAAGGTAAATTACAAAATTATTCGGTAGATCAAGTTGCAGGAGCATTCGTCCTTGTCTTATCTGCCGTGAGTTCCCTGTTGCTGGTATTGTGGCAATCAAAATGTTTATGTAAGGTTAATCTCTGTTATATCTTCCAGTGTGAGCGTAGACCACCCTCGGAAGAAGAGATGAAGAGTCTTAAAGATCAAGTGAAAAAACGTAAAGAAGACAACGAGAAAAAACAAAAGGATAAGGATAAGGTCGAAGATGAAGATGAAGAACTCATGCCCCAAAAAGAAAAAGAAAAAGAAGTTGTTGATCTAGATGACATCGCGTAAAATATTTGATTTAAAAATATTCCATGTAATTAATGAAAAGTAAAGATATGCCCATTCGTCGAAATACCCAAGGAATAGTTTACACACAAGAAGAATATCTTGACAGATTACAAAATATTGCCGAGAATGAACCCAAGAAGGCACGTGGTAGACCGAAGGGTTCTTTAAACGGTTCATCAAAAAAAGATAAATTCTCATTCAAGGTTACTCACGAAACATTTATTTTATCATTTGATTAATTATATGAATCATCTTAAATAATGAAAGTATTCGTCATAAATCTCGATAAGGCAACAGATAGATGGGAGAATTACAAAGATGATAAAACATATACGAGATGGTCTGCTACTCATTATGATGAATTATCTTATCAACATCCAATCTTTTCTGATATGGTCAGTATGTGGAATATTGATCCAAAAGAACATAAGGCGAAATGTGCATGTTATTTATCTCATACAAGGTTATGGAGATACATTGTCACAAATAAAATTAATGATGTTCTGATTTTGGAGGATGATGCTCACTTAATCAATCCGATACCTGATTCATCTCAATTACCCCAAGACGGCTTCACATATCTTGGTGGATTATCATATCATAACAGATTAACTGATGGGCCTAAAAAAATAGAATTCGAAAAAGGGATAAACAAAATACCACATGCCGATTATCGCATGCTGATGTGTTTAGCGATATACATTCCTACGTGGGAAGTAGCATATAAGATGATTCAAGCAGCAGAAGAAAGAGGTCGTCCAAGAGCAATAGATACGATGATATTACACACTATGAGGTCTCAATATGTGAACTTCCCAGCATCATTCGTCGAAAGACCCGATCCATCACAAATAAGAGCGTCTAAGAGTAAATTCAGTAATAGTAAATATGAAAGGGTATCGGGTAAAGAAGTGTTAAGGGAAATCGCGTTAAATTGATTTTATTATTTTGTCTTCATTACATAACAATGCAACCGATTACATTCAAAAAACATGATGACTACATGACTCCTAAGTCTGCTTGGGAAGCGATTGATGATTACATTCCCAAGGATAAAGTCATATGGGAACCATTCAAAGGTGATGGTAAATCAGGGGAATATTTAACAGAATTGGGTTGTCAAGAGGTAATTCATAATGATAATGATTTCTTTTTTTCAAATGAAGGTGAGGCGATAATAAGTAATCCGCCGTTCAGTCAGAGTAAAGAAGTTATGAATCGATTAAGGGAACTGGATAAACCTTTCATAATGATAATGCCTTCTGCTAAAATTTGCACGAGTTATTTTAGGAAGAATTTCATGGGACATGATTCACAATTACAGATTATCATTCCTCGTAAGCGAATTCATTTTATGAAACTCGTCGATGGGAAACCAGTAGAGGGATGGAAACCACAATGTGCTTTTGATTGCTTCTATTACTGCTACAAGATGAACCTACCTCGCGATATCATTTGGCTCGAGGATTAAGCGAACAAGTGCTTGTAACTGCGTTAATCATACATGAGATTTGGATTATCTTCACCTGTATCTGTCGCAATCTCGTGGCCCTGATCAGGAATTGTAAAGGGTGATTGATTATCCTTACCTGATGCTATTTCTTCTGCCATGATCATTTCTAAGATATCTTTTTTATCTCCTGTGATATCTGCTTCCTGAATATTAATCTCTTCAAATGAATCTTTATTACAAGTATTGGTATTGTGACATACACATATCATCTGTAAGCAACACTCTGATGAAACAAAATTGTTTTCATTAAAATCAATAAGTGATGCTCCTTCCCCTTTTTCATCATTCTTTGTGTAATAGTTCATCGACCGAACATATTTTTTAGTTCCGAAGAATGTTGCTTCATGTGCCTGACGCTTCGCTTCACACTTAATCGCCGTAACCCTGTAATCGAGATGAGGCCAAACAAATATCATTTCAGGCGACCCGCACATCCCTGCTTTATTTTTTCTGATTAAATCTAATGAATATTTCAAGAAACATTCCATGTAGATATCATCGCTATCCATATTCGCAAAATACGGATAAGTCATCTTTTTTGTTAAGTATGTTCGCTTTTCAGCGATAGTCATCTTTCGATCAATGTATTCATATTTAAGTTTGATAGGATGAATTTGTCTTCGAATTGTTTCATATGTTTCTTGGTCTGGAATGAGTTGCACATCACTATCACCATCCTTCGAATCAAGAATAAACCATTCAAGTTTATCCTTAGGATAATCAAAGGTTTTCACATTCGCTAACATCAAGGGTAAGAATTTATTCCTATTGTAAAGGGGTGTCAGTATAGATATTTTAGGTAATTCACAAGTTAAGTTGTGTTGAGGTTTTTGATGAATGGTTCCTTTTTTCTTCTTTGATGGCATTGTTTATTATCATTCACAAAAAAAATCTACAATTAATTAAAATGCCCCCGAAACCAATTGGATCTGTTATCATCGATGGATGTATGCCTTCTGCTGGATATGTTTGGTGTGAAATATTAAATCAATGCATTCGCACATGGATTACTGCCTGTGAAATTCCTACTGAATGCCTTACTTGGAATGATGGGTGTAATACATGCTCTGTCACCAATGGAAAAATCGGAGCTTGCACCGAGATGATGTGTTTTGAAAGAAATCAACCAGAATGTATCGTTTGGGAGCCGGGAACAATCAGTATCATGCCTGTCGTCGATTATGCTCCCCCTGTGATTAATCCGTTTATTGGAGGTCATTAAAATATTTACATAATTAAATGAGAATTGTAATTCCTTCTTATCATCGTTCATCATCCATTAATGATAAATCTCTAAAAACATTATATGAATCAGGTTATTTACCTAATGAAATTGATTTATTTGTTGCTGGGGATGATGAATATGATGCTTATCGTTCAGTAGTTCATGAAGATATCAATATCATTATTGGGTGTAAGGGTCTCAAAAATATCAGAAATTTCATATTTAATTATTATGATGAAGGTGAGCATCTGTTATGTTTAGATGATGATATCGAAGGATTAAAAATTCTTGATCCAGCTACAGAAAGATTACATGATTTGATTAATTTTAAACATATTGTGATGTCAGGTTTTCATTTATGTGAAGGGCATTCACTAAAACTTTGGGGATTATATACTTGCTGTAACCCGAGGTTTATGAATAATTCAAAAGCAATAACTACTGACTACAAATTTATCATTGGTAATTTCTTTGGATGTATCAATTGTAGAAATATGAATCAGTTGCATGTAGATGATATCGATGATTATGAAAGGTCGATAAGGTCTTATCAAATATATGGTGGACAAGTTCGCTTAAACCACATAGCTGCTAAAACAAAATTTATGGCGAATGGTGGTGGAGCTCAGGCAGATGTGAATCGATTAGATACGATTAATCAATCAATAGTTACTCTTCAAGATAAATATCCTAAGATGTTTTATCTGAAAAAAAAGAAATCAGGTATTGGTCAAACCATCATGTTAAAGACTAAAAAAAACAATTGAATGTCTTTCGCCTGTATAGGGAGCAGTTTCATGATAATACTCTGATCCATTAAATGAATAAAATTGATTCTTGATATCGACAGATGTAGGTTTCTTATCTGCTCCATCATAATAAATTAAGAGTTCACCACCTTCATAATCACCTAATCCGATAATATGACTAATCCCTGCATTCTTTCCATCAATATGTTTTTGACATCGATAATTTTTGTTAAATTGTATTGTTGTGAATTCACAACCAAATTCATCTGCGATTTCATGCGATAATTCTTTGATCCTTTGATATTTATCAAGATAAGTATTATTATTATCTCTCAACAGATGACCTGTTTCATCTGCTCCCTTGTGAGCCCACGACCAAACCTTTCCTAAAACAAATGCTTGATAACACAGATCACCTTCACGTAAGACATTTTTTCGAGAATAACTCTTTGGATATTTAAATTTCATGAGTTCTTCTGTTAATTGATTCATTATTGTATTCAAATACATTTAAATTTGACTTACAAATCAAAACTCGAATCAACATATACCGAACAACATGGAAGACCTACAAAATCTCGCTGGAAAGATTGAAGAACTGAAAGAAAAACTCACTGATGGAGAATATAAAGACCTCCTTGAATTGGCTCACGCCTATTATGATAGAGACCAACAAGAAAAAGCAAAGAAGAAATTTATCAAATGCTTAACTGGATCGTTTAAGCTCATTATCAATGTAGAAGACGAATGCGACCAGTCATTCTTCTATACACAGGGAGATAAATTTAATTTTAAAAGAGACTGCGACGATGAAGGAGATCTCCAAATAAACATACATAAGAACGTAATATTTCAAGAAGTGATTTATGAAGTTAGAGAATCTGATCTCCCCCCCCCATCGCGTGGTCACTTCTGCTTGGTCTTAGAAGATAGTTGGATGAACGAGAGACATTATGAAGCATTAAAAAGGGATAAATATCAGGCAGACGAGGATAGTATTATTGTTTATCTTCACGATATTGAATAAATTTGATTTACAATTTAAATTTCCTTTTAAAAGCAGTAATAGATGCCGAACGAGTCGGTAAATTCCACAAAATCCATCTGGATAACGCTCCTGCGGTGGTGGGCGAATTCCAATCCTCTCTCCCTCGACCATGTCGCTCTAAATACAGTCGTCTTCGTTCTTTGTCTTTGGTCAGGGTGTAATCGGCTGCTCCTGCTTGCCCAAAATGCGTAGTCTTCGAGCGACCATTATCCATCTTGAATATCGCCATCATCTTCTTCCCTGCTTTATCACTTTTTTTTATCACAACAGATAAAGGTTTCGCCATATTTATATTTTTATCAAACATATTAATAAAAAGATGCCGTATTCTATTGTGAAATCAGGGGATATGTTTCAGTTGAGAAACAAAAATACTAAGAAGTTACTCGCCAAAAAATTTAAGACCAGAGCATCCGCTAAAAAATTCTCGGATAGATATGAAACAAAAAAGAAGAAGTCGACTGTTCCCAAGGGGAGTCATCGCATGGCAGATGGATCAATCATGAAGGATAGTGCTATGCCCGCACCGAAGCAGAAAGGTAAAAAATCATCTTACTGAGTAGTAGTCTTGGACGGGTCATCAAAATTATACGTGTGACCGATGAAATCAATATATGACATATCCTTAGGATGTTCTAACTGAACCTTCTTGAGCCAATTAAGATCATCAAACATATGAGGTTTATCAGGCGATGGCGAATCGCTTTCGGTGCGATATACTTCCTTGAATCTCTCATGAAATAAACAATATTGCCAAGGATATCTGTAAAATTCAGGGATAACATCTTTCTTAATTGTTCCTTTTTTATCGAATTGATTACCGATAGGTTGAAGCGATAAAGGTGCATTTAAGTGAGGTTTCACTATGAATCGCCCTCCGCTAACTTTCGCTAACTGATTGTATCCGATAATATCTTGTAAATTATCTTGATCTAATGATTTGATATGATTAATTATTCTCTTACAATAATCATGTGAAAATTCATCATCATCATCCAAATGAACAAAATATTTGCCTGAGCTTAATTTTTGCATCATGTTCCTTTTTTCACATAGAGAGATAGACCTATCATCACAAATCGAAATTATCTCCACATCATCCTTCAAATGATGTTTCTCTATCTGCCTGTAAAGGTCGTGTATCATGATGTTAAATTCATTCCTTCTTTCGATCAAAGTTGGAATCAGGATTGATATTAGATATGTCATTTAGTATCTCAATAGAAAAAAAATAATGAATGGATTTTTAATGAATTACTTAATCTTGACGCAACGGTCACGGTGGGTGCTCTTAATCATACATGTGAGCATCTTATTTTTTGTCCATGACTTCTTCACCAAGACCCCGTTTTCCGTTGCTGCCTTAAATATTTCATCTTTCGTCGATGGACAGATCAACTTGAACTCTCTTGGTTCACGCCCCCAATTAGGGACTTCTTGTGAATGAATATTCACTCCAAACAGATTGATATCCCAAGACTCCTCTTGAACTGTTCTGTATCCCGAACCTCGCTTCGACAATCTCCATGATTTAAGTTCTTCAAGCGGATTTCCGTCACAACAAGTCATAGCGACATTTCCGTTGTTCATCCGCCTAAGATTGGTAAAATTCGTGTTGAAGATGTCTCCTCGAAGATATTTAAGATAGTATCTGGAATGGGGCTTGACATAACTACCATGGTAGACGTGACCTCTTTTTTCTATCATTTCACTGCACATCTTGAAATGCTCGGAATGAACAATCTGGCCTTCCTTCAATACGCTGAGTTTCATGGTAACTACTGGTTTTACCCAATTCATCACCGCTTCATATGCGTCGACATCGGTGTTCCTAAGGAGTGATAGGATTTCGAAGCAGTTAGTCTTAGTCATCTTGCGATGTTGTTTATTTGATGATTAGAAATTAGATTCGCAAATCAAATTTTTGCGGGAAAATAGTTCTGTTTGAGACCTTCATGGAATGTCACGGATTTCAACGCTTTTCATATTTTCATTCGATTTCATGATTTATCTTTCATAAATATATTTTCTGATTTTTTATTTTCAAAATTACAGTGAATGGGTAAAAACGTTGTAATTACCGACACCCTGCATTGGGTCACTCGGATCTATCAAATTAGATCCTGTCGAAAAAGAGGCGAACTCATGCCAAAATTAATAATCTCTTTTTTTTTGTTTTTTGTCAAACTCAATTTAAATCTAAGAATAATAAATTGAATAAATTTTAATTGTGTAACAATTCTAAAATCAACAAAGTTGATTAAAATTTATTCAATTTATTATTCTTAGATTTAAATTGAGTTTGACAAAAAACAAAAAAAAAGAGATTATTAATTTTGGCATGAGTTCGCCTCTT